GCTGTAATTAAGCAAAGCACCCTTTCTTGTGCTGGTTGATGTTGTCGTTGTTGCAGTACCAGTTGCCGGATCATACGCGCCAACAGTCACTACTGTGCGCGTGACAGACTGCCCCGCCTGAGTCAGCAGGCTTGTCGATACCGCTTGCAAGGCAACATAGTCAAAGCTCATTTTCGCACTACCTGATTACGAACATTGCCTAGCAAAGGAGCCAGCCGACCATCTACAGCAGGGAATCTGCGACCCTGAAAACTGTATTGGTCATATTCAACTTCCAACACATCAACCTTCTGCCGCTTAACAACTTGACCTTGCTCACCGTACAGCACACCTGTCAGTGTTGCGTAGGCAAGTTCAGCCTGTGCAGCTTTGACTTCTTCTGGCACTTCATTGGATGGGTAATAAAGAAACCCGCCAATCACCTGTGCGCCGTTGCGGGTAATAAATTGATAGTCAGCATACTCGACCCAGTTTCGCGGCCAATCGAGTGATTGGGTTGTGCTTACCCGTTCGCCCTTCCATCGCATCCGGTACTTTTCAACCAGGTACTCAGCAGATTTGACCATTGCTGCTTTTTTCTCGCCTATGCTCAAATTACCCCAGACCTGATTGCCGCGTCTCGCATGGTAATCGTTAGCATAGTTAATTGTTGCATAGCTGACAGCGTCAGCCTTTGCAGTACCGTCCTCAACAATAAACCAGTCGCTTGGTATCGTTACTGTTTCAGCACTAATGGCTGGCAATGAGTCCCCGCTGTTGTTGGTAGCGATAACCCGAACCCTGAGCGTATAACCTGTGTCGTTGGCGGTAATAATGTATTGGTTGTTAGTTGCGCCTGCAATATCAACAATGCTGTCGTTGACACGCTGCCACTGGAAAGCAAAGCTCGTTGGTGTCGGCGACCATGTGCCAGTTGTTGCCGTCAGTGTATAACCGACCTCAACTGTGCCGCTGATGACAGGTAAAACGCTATTGACAGGAACGGCCATCAGATCACCTCAATCGACCCATGTTTGATTTGCAAACGGTAGTCGTTTAGCCTGCCAGTAAATGTTTCGCCCACTTCTTTGCCATCAACAGGCCGCACAACCTTAAGCATCACAGCATCACCTGATGGCTGCTCTACCTGCTCAACAACGTCTGCTGTTTTACGCTTTGTCGGTTTTTTCATCAGGTACAATCTCCAGTGATTTATGCTTTATCTGTCGCCGCACTTCAAACTCTGGCAACGTCAGTATTGTTCCAATAGGCCATTCACAGCCGCGATAAGTGAATAGTGATTTAACTCTAACCTTAACGCAGCCATCTCTTGCGTCACCTAGTATCTCAGGAATTGCAAATTTATCAAAATTCTCTGTTATTTTGTGCTTTGGATACATTCCAATCAATGCCCCAGAGGCAACACGAACCTGACAACGCACCTCTGGCAAAAAGAATCTGTGCATATCAATGATCTTCTTGTCGCCATTATAGCAATCATACCCTGCCATTATAACAGGATGCGCCCCCATTAGGTACGCCACCCAGACTGCCATGACTCCAGAATTAAACATTCTTGGATAACCAGGCCACTTGTGCATCTGATACTGACCCCAGTGCCACGGGGATATTACCGGCGCATCAGAGAACTGCCTTAGGAAATAACGCATCTCACGTTTGTTTGCTGTGTGTATATTGTCCATGCAGACAATGTAATCAACAGGCTTTAGCTTTGCCCCGTGGTTGTTGACGCTGATCCAGATGTCTGCCTCGATGCCTTCAATATCCGATTGCAGAGTTTTGCCTCCACCCATCACGCAGATTCTTTTCCCAGCATGACGCATGATTAGGTCAGCCAGTGGAGCAGTTGGTTCAAAGTGCATGTTCTATGTCCCACGGTCTAGGTTTGCCGTGAAAGCAGATCACTTGAGCATCTGCTGGCTTGCCATGACGTTTATAGCTGTACACCTTTGCAATGCGCTGCCATCGTTTTGCTAAGTGCAGGTGCTGATTTAAATAGCCTTGATCACCGAGCGTTATATTCTGGCCGATGTGCTTGCCTGGTGATTTAATCCAGTCATCCCAAATTTTAAATCTCGTTTGCTCCGTCAGATACATTAAGCCGGAACCGATCACATTTGGATTGCCAAAGTCGGTAAGCACACAATCGCCTTTAGGTATTTCCGGCATTTGGATAACCGTTGTATCAAGGTCAAAATAGAAAATATCGCCCTCGATATCAGGCCGGAACATCTCCATCTTGCACCACCAAGACGGCCAGTTGTAGCGCATCGGGATGACAGGCACACCATGTATGAACACATCCGATATGCAGAATAGGTCAGGAACCATGCTGGCAAGTCGCCGCACATGCTCTGGTTTGAAATCGCCACCGCTTTTAAGAACGCAAAGATTCATCAAATACCGCCAGCGTCAGGTCGCAGCCGTAGCGCGGATATTGTACGTTTATAACCTCATACGGTCTTTGGATCATCTCAGCGTATTCTGACAACTCACGATTAAACACAGGCGGGTTGCCTGGCCTTCGCCATTGCCTGCCCATGATCTCGCCAATTACTATCCGCTTGTACTTTTTCGCCAAGCCGATCACGTTTTCTATTTCGTAGTCAGGCACATGTAGCAAGACAGTGTACGCAAGAAACGTATAGGCGTGATAAATATACCCTATGGCATGAGCATCGGTATATTGATAAGCCGGGTTGTTTAGTCTCGCTGCTTTAATTGCAGAATAGTTTATGTCGTAGCCAACGTATTGATCTGGGTTAAAAGCTGGCGCAAGCCGACCATCGCCGCAGCCGTATTCAAAAACAGAACCTTTGATTGCTTTTTGTAATGCGGGAAACAGATTTACTTCGGGGAATCGTTCGCCCAGCGGAGTAATGTGCTGCAACTTTTCATTGCTCGCCCAATACTCCGCTGGAGTCACAATTAAGCAGCCTGACCCAGTGTCAACACGCCAGCAGTGTGCTTCACGCTGGTAGCGATCTTCGTCCAGTTGCTGCCAGTGCCAAGCTCTGCATCAGTCGGTGATGCAACAGACTTGCTCCAAGCGTAGCCTTTCAGACCCAGACCAAACGTGTAATCAGCCTGCATGGTAGTCTTGATGCGCTGACTGCCGTTGCTGGTTTCTACGTTGGTGATCAGGTCACCAGCATCGTGAACTACAATGCCGCTTTGAGCCAGTGACAGAATCTTGATGTCATTGGTGGAAGTTGCAGGAGTCTCACGCAGTGCAGGAGCGTCAGTCACAACGATACGCTTGCCCAGAATCTCGACAACAGTCACAGTGCCAGCTTGGAACAGTTCTGCGCCGTTAGTCAGGTTCTGACCGATCAGCTTGTGATACATAACGCCGTCCATCACATCACACACCAGCAACTGGCTGGAATCGCCAAACAGTGCGTGTGAGTTGTTGATGTCGTTGTAGGTCAGATCACGGCCAGTGCCGATATCATTCGTGACCGTTGCGCCGAGGTTCTCCATTGCAGCGATTGCTGATGCGATACCAGCGTTCAGCATGTCACGCAGCATTGCCTCGGCCATGTTGCGGGAGATAACTTCAACAGCAATAGTCGGGTTATCACCGACCCAACGCAGTTGTGAAGGTTCCCACTCAATTGGACCAAAGCCGCCAGCAACCTTTGCAGTAACGTGTTCAAGCTGTGCAAGCTGAGTGCTTGATGCGCTGGTGTTGGTGGCGTAGCGATCAACTCGGCGTTGTGCGCTGTGCAGGCTGGAGAACATTGACTTCAGGAAGAAGTCGCCGTCAAAGCCTTGTGTTGACAACTGGATGCCGCCGTTGCTGGCTGCGTTAAATTTCTCTACCATTTGGGCAACAGTTTCAATTGTTGCTTCACGGACGTACTCGTTAAACACTTTCATGTTGGTTAGAGCCATGATAATTACCTCTTAGGTTATGGCGTTAAGTCAGGGAATTTTGTGGCGAAATATGCTGCTCGTTCTACTGGTGAGCCATCAATTCTGCCTTTTATCGAGGCAGCCCCGCCGCCATTTCCACCAGTGGCTCCACCACCAGAGTTTGCAGGAGCTTGGACAAAATGCTTGCCTTCGTCACCCGCTGCCCATTCCTTCACATAGTCTGAAAGGGCTTTATCACCGATCTTTGCAATTCGCGCATCACCTTCAACAACGATTTGCACATTTTCCTTCAACATCGCCTGTACTGCTTTTAGGTGTGTTGGGTTTGTCACTCCAGCCTTAGACAGCTCTGCTGTAAGGCCGTTTTGTATCAAAAGCTGGCGAGTGTATTTTGACTCTGAGTCTAGAGCATTGCTTTTCTCTTCAAAATTCTTGGTCAAATCTTTATACTGCTTTTGCAGTGTTGCGTTATCAGCTTGCGACTTTTCTAGCGCAGCCTCTAAACGCTCAACCTCTGCTGGATCAACGGATTTACCGTTGCGCTCGTTTCTCTTCAAGTCTGCTAACAACTGCTTGTTGTGGTTCTTTAAGCCTTCAGTAGCAGTAGCAACCGCCTCGTCAATCATCGCCTGTATTTCTGGTGTTCTTTCCATCGTTTGACCCCTGGTCATGGCCTCTGGCCTTAGTTGTTTCTTTCTTTAAGCTGTGCAATCGTTAATGGCCTACCTCGACCATTGACTAAATCGTTCAGCGTTATCTCACCTTTACGATACATCTCTGCGCGACCTTTGCCAAGTATATCATCTTGACGATCTTGCGTCTGCCGTGATAGCCAGTCATCAAATGTCAGTGAAGCCTTGACCTGACCCGTTTCTGACGCTCTTGTTCCACCAGGCTCGCCATCAAGCACAACCGGAATCAATAAGCACCGGCAGTTAAAGTGCAGCGGATAACTTGGCATTGGCGAACTGTGACCGCCGTATGGTTTGCCAGACTTCTCCCACTCTTTACCATCTAATGGCGCACAGACTAAACAGGTGCGCGAATCAAGCGTTGCGACAGCCCTATAACGCAGGACGATGTCATCATTGTCCTCCATCACCTTCATGCGAGCATCATTGGCAATGGTCGCTGTTGATGTCTGCACCAGTGCTGCTGCGTTGCTGCGCGATACATCCATCACCTGACGCACACGGTTTATGATCTGCGCGTTAGTCTCAGCCCCTGCGATACCTTGCCTGACCGCTGCTGCAAAATTGAATTGTACATCAGCAGACTGCTTTGCCCAAAATGCACCCTGTGTCGCACCTTGAATAACAGCATCAGTTGCTATTTTATCCAAAACTGTTGCAGATGCCAAAACAGCGTCTCTTGCAATAGATGACGCGGTTACTTGTGCTGCAACCTTTGCAATCTCATCGGTATTGGATATTGACTGAATTGCGATACGGTCATAATACTTTTCTATCAGAGCCTGTGCTTCTTTTAATTGCTTATTTGCCCTTGCCCTGCCCCACTCGGTCATCTCGCCTGCGAGTTTGCCAATCAGCTCACGTTCTAACTGGCGCAGAATGCGGATTACGTTCTGACTGACACCTTCAGAAGCCCTGAATATGTCCAGCTGTAACGCAACTGCCGCATCAAATTGTTTGTTCATCAATCAATCCGCTGGCTGTTTATCCGTTCCTGCTCGACTTCAAACGTAACACCTTGAGCTATAATTTCACCATCTTGCAAGTTATCAAACAAGGTCTGGTTAGAAATCGCACCTGACTGCCATGAGCCGATAAGTGCAGTCAATTCCTGTGCTGACATTCTGATTGGTACAAAGTCGTTGTTAAGAGTATATGCAACAGGTGCATTAAACCCAGCCCAACGCAAAAACGTAGTCAGTGCATTAGTGACTGTAATGTTCATGACCTGAGTCATTGCCGCCAGTTGCGACTGTTCACCCGATTGCCTTGTTTTCTGCGTTTCTGCTGATTCGACACTAGACTTCTGCCCTTCAAGCATTCTTGCGCCAAGCACTGCCATCTGTGATTTCTTATCTTCGAGGTTCGTTCGCAGAGCAGGGAAGTCGCCTGTTGTTTCAACGTAAAATGCCTTCGCCATCGGGTCAGGCAGGCAGTTTGCTGACGTTCCACCTAATGTGATAGGCGGGTCACCTTGTTCCATTCTGTGACCAGTGATGAACAAAGTTGGTAAGCCTGAGAAGTGACAAGCGTGTTCATAGTCAGATGTGACCATGTAGTGCGCCAGGTTCATATCAACTAAATCCAGCAGCGGAGGTGAGCTGACTGCGGAACTTATGGAGTCAACACCAGCAAAGTAAAAAGGTATTCTTCGCATCGGCTGATTGTTCATCAACGGATATAAATCTTCACCAATCTGATTATCCGCATTATCAACTCGCTGGTACACTCGTTGGCGGTATCCTTCAGGCGTTAAATCAAGCACCCTGAAAACTGTCTGCATCTCGTGTGAATATGGGTTCTGCTCCATAGCTTTTTCTTCTTGCAAAACTACAAGCGTTAGCACTTCCGCGCCATTAATTCGGGTTGTGCGCCAGTTAATTATTGCTTTTTCAGTATAGTGAGCCATTAAAGGTTGCCCACCTAATAGTTCTGCGCCAGCAAGAGTAAACCCGCCAGGGTTAGCAATGGGCGGGTAATCAACAAGAATGCCACTTCTGCCTGTCTTAAGAACTCGCTCAAAGATACTTTGAACAAAGACATCAAGTGGTGTGCCAGCCAAATCAACATTATCTATAAAACGCTTTGCACCTGCTGGCGCAACAATATTAGCGGGCTTGCGAAAGACCATGCCCTTCAGACCAGAGATGGTTCGCCAAGTAGCGTTAAAGAATGGAGTTCTTTTCAGCCTTGTCTCGTAGTCGTTTTGCTCTTCAAAGCGCAATCTTGGCAGATAAGCAGTATTTTTCTCATGGATTTTATACTGGCCTTCTGAGGCATCAATGCACCGATCCCACAAAGGCAGGTTCTTTTCATAAGCCGGATGTGGCGTTGATACGCCGGTATAGTTCTTGGTGATCATATGCCTGCAATCCTCGCCTGTGATATTGGGCGAACCAGTGGGAATCTCCTGTGCAGGAAATAACCCATTGAATCTGTGTAGTCATCAATGGATGGGTGATCGTTGTATTTCTCCGGTTCACCCTTCGCATCGTAGCCTTGCGACTCAAGCGCATCTGTCAGCATTGGGCATCTGTCAGTGTTAATACTGATGCGATCATGTGCAAACAAAGCGTTGACAGCGTTAATTCTATCACGAATTGCCGGATTTGCATTAGGAGCGTCCACACGGTAGCCAGCCTGCTCAATTATCTGGATATCAGACTGGCTTGCATTAGTTCTGCCAGCCCTGCCTGATGCGTCTGGGTAGACAGTTATCATCCTGCCGCCATGCCTGTAGCGATCAAGCCTGTTGCAGATGTCGCGGGTATCGTGAGCCACAAACTCATCAACTGCCACGGGTTTATTGTTTTCAATAAGCCAAAGGTTTGCAGCGCAGCCGCCAATGTTAAAATCCAGCCCGACATAGATTGCCCTGTCATCTGGTGTCAAAACCCTTGTTGTGTGGTGCTTGTGCCGGTCAAAGAAGTGATAGACCTTGTTCTGGCTCAGACTGACAAAATCGCCGTTAAGGTACATCTCTGCGAGCAGCGGGTCGTAGTTTTTGCGAATATCCTCAATGTACTTTTCTGGCAAGTAAATATTTGATGATGTTGCTGCTTTGATTAGATGGTAGCCCTCTTGTGCTTTTTTGACCCACTTCTGGTAAGTGAAGCCGCTGAAGCCCTGATCTGGTGTAGTGACGTTGCCCATCGTGTTCTGCTCACCGCAGTTCTGCCGGTTGCGCTCTGCTGCCTTGCGCCAGACTTCTTCAGCCTTGTCCTTTGGTAATGTGTCTAACTCGTCAACGATGCTGTGTGCAACCTCATAAGCCACAATTCTGCTTGGCTTGTCATAGCTGCGGAAGATCATCTTGCCGTAGCCTTTTATCTTTATCGTGTAGCTGGAATTGTTGATTGTGTGCTTAAGGCCAAGCTCTGAAATAATTTTTTGTGCGCCTGGCATTGCTCTCAGTTTCAGCAAGTCATAAGTCGGCATGTAATAGGCTGTGTCGATGCCTGGTGTTTGCAGCATTTTCAGCAGGTTTCTTACTATGCCAGCTTGTGTTTTCCCAGCACCAAGTCCGGCCACCATAGCTGGGTAAGGTTGTTCGCAGAATACAAACTCTTCCTGAGGTTCAGACAGGCTTAGTCGCACGGACAATCTCAATCACGCGGTCAATGTCACCTTTGTCTGCTAATTCGTCACCTTCACGGAAACCCATCTGCGTTTTAGCCCAGAACATAGAGCCGCGCAGACAGTCGGCATAACTTGCACCCTTTGCCATTGCATCGCCTGATGCAGCCTCAAACAGGAATCGCCTGACTTTCACATTGGCTTTAACCCTTGCGCTGTCTAGCTCACTGCGGTAATGCTTCCGTAGGGTCTTAGCGTCTATACCAATATAAATGCCAATTTCTTCCTGCGGCACACCAAAGGCGCACAGTGCCGAGACTTCACCACGGGTCTTGTCGTCTGGGATGTGTTCAGGAGTGCCGGGCATTATTAGGCATCCTTATTCGTGCATTGCTGATTTGTGCAGTTTTAATAAGCGGGAACTTGCTTGCGTTCATATTGACCCCTGGTCGTTATGATGCCCCCACAGGGAGCGATACAACGTATCTTATCACAGTTACTTCTTTTTGCGTCTAGCCTTCTCAGCAGCACTTATTGCTATGGCAACAGCCTGCTTTTGAGACTTGCCAGCCTTAAGCTCTGTTTTGATGTTGGATGCTATTGTCTTTTTACCGTAACCAGTTTTTAGCGGCATGTTGTCACCATTTAACTTTATTTGCCCAGTAGGCCGCAGACAATTTGCCTTTGGCTATGTTCGCAGCATGTCGAGCCTTGAAAGCGGCTCGTCTCGCTGCATCTGCCTTGCTTTCACCTTCGCGCTTAGGTGACCCGCTAACGCCCTGCTGCCCGAACCTAATTGTCTTGATTTCATCGCCTTCTTTAGCGACTACTACATGACTCTTTGTTGGGTGACTGGGTGTGCGTTTTGGTTTGTTAAAGCCCTCTACACCTGCTCGTTCTAGTCTAGGGTCTTTTGCCATAGTCTTTACCTCGCTTTGACGCAAATTTCAAACAACTATACATATTTTGCAAAAGCCTTTAAAGGATAGAATACAAGACTATTCCTGTAACCGCCTTCTGTTGTTGGCCTGATAGGTGTTACCCCGTGAACATTCTTCCACGCTGGGTAAACCAGCATTGAATTATCACTACTGTCAACGGTTGCCCCGTAGTCTGGGACTGTAGTGTTACCGCCGGTTGCGTTGCGCTTTTTTGCAATAATAACATTCACGCAGCCCTCAAGGTTGCCGCCGTCGCGGTGGAACGCTGCTGCGATATTAAAATTGCTGATGCTACTGGTAAAC